TTCAGCATCAACAACAAGCTCCCCTGGTGCAAGCATGGCTGGAACAGAATCTACCTTACCACTACCTGATCCTGGAACTATTCCACCAGATGCAAAACCTGGAAGATGCATTTGTTCATAAACTTTTGCATTTGTAGCAACTTCACTTAATACTCTTCCAAATCCAGTTCCTGTTGTAAATGAAGCAACCATCTGTTGAATATTTAATGTAAGATCTTGTATTGCTTTAGAAAGAAGATTTACCGCTTCTACATCTCCAGTTATTCCAGCTTGGAACAATTCGTTGGCATTCTGTGCAGCAACTAATTCTGGAGTTAATAATGTTCCTAGAGTTTTGCCTCCAGTTGCTAGTTGCTTTAAATTAAATAAACCTTTAAGTAAGAATCCAGCAAAGTTAGCAACCAAACCAGTTAACATAATTATTGGTCCAGATATAGTTACACCTATTGCTAGTGCACCCATGACCGATTTTACTGGTCCTGGTAAACCACTAAATATTTTTCCTATTGCATTACCAAAATCCATTAGCCTTGTTGCTATTTTAATTATTTCTTGGCCAACTGGAACAAGTGTTGCTTTAAATGATTCCAGTGCTCTTTGATATCTTGCTGTAGGTGATTCGGTTGCTTGTTTCATTTCTTGGTTTGCAAGTGTTGCAAGCTCTGATGATGTAGCACCAGCAATCTTTAAAGCATTTTGTGTTTGTGATCCAATTTTTCCAAAATTATCCAAAAGTGCTGATACACGAGCAAATTGAAATTTACCAAATAACTTTTCAATTAATTGTTCTTTTACTAGTGGGGAAAGCTTTGCCATTCCCGCCTGTAAAGCTTCAATCATCTTAACAGGATTACCCTGCGTGTTAGTTTTAATAGCTGTTAAATTAATTCCATACTGTGCAAATTCTTTTGATGCTGCAGCAGTTGGAGCAATCATAGAAGCAATTGCAGATTTTACTGCGTTTGCAGCTTGTGCTGCTGGAATACCTGCTTCACGCATTGCAACAAGCATAACAGCAGTATCTTGATATGTTCCGCCTAGTTGTTGCATAATTGGACCAACACGGGGGATCGCTTGTGTCATGTCTCCAAGTGTCATGGTAGTTTGCTTCTGAATATCTGATAAGAAGTTTACTGCATCTGCAAGCTGATATGTGCTAACCTTATAAACGTTCTGAAGTGCAACAACAGTATTGGTTGCATCTGCTGTTGAAACGGCACCAAGTTTTGAAAGACGCATAGTTTGAGCTGTGGTTGTTAAAAGGTCTTGACCCTGACGTCCCATAGCAGCAAAGTTTGCTGCTGCCTTTACTGTTTCGGTTTGAGCAATACCCATTGTCCCAGCAATGTCTTTTCCGAGTTTCATCACTTGGTCTGAAATTTGATTTAATTCTGTTTGTGATGGAGGCGTTAAGCCTTCTCCATAAAGTCTTTGTAATCTAGTCAGTTCAGTATTTACATCTTTAAATGATTGAACTGCTTGCTGCCCAAAAATCATAAGTGGTACAGACATACCTACTGTTAATTGACGACCAGCCCACTGAGTATTTTTACCCCAGTTAATTAATTCTTGAGATCCCTTTTTAACAGCAAGTGCATATAAATTTGCTTCATTTGCTGCAATCTTTGTAGCATTAGCAACCTTATCAATTTGAGTTGGTGTATATACAGAAAGAATTCCTTGCTTTGAAGGATCATTCATAACTATAGAGTTTTGAAGTTTTGTTTGCTCTACTGCTAAAGCCTTCATCTGAGTTACTGCTTCAGATGACTTCATCTTTATTATATTATAATACTCTGTTAACTTTAATTTTCCAGTTACAAGTGCTTGACCAAACTTATCTGTTTCAGATGTCATTGTTACTGTTGATGCAGTAAATTGACCTGTTGAAAGCATTGTTTGCTTGAATACAGCATTTATATTAGCTAATTCTTTAGCAAAGGATGAGCTTACACCTACCCCAGCCATGTTCTTTTGAAGAATTGCAACTTGGTCTTGTAAAGATTTTATTTGGGCATTTACGGATGAGAAGTCGCCAAGTGCAACAATATTTAGTTCGACTTTTGCCATTACTCATCCTCCCCCATTTGCATTAAGCCAATACCCTGGTCTATACCAAAGCCTTCTTGACTTGCAGCAAATCCTTTAAGGTCAGCAATGTCGCTATCTATTGGATCTTGTTCATCCAGTTCGACACCATTCATGGCTGCCAAAAACTTTTTATCGTCATAATCTTTCTTTCTTGACGCATCTAACAACGCTGTTAGTTCATCAAGAGAAAGACTAGATTCTAGTTCGTCAAAGTTTTTCCAATGACCTAACAAGAATGCTTCGGACTCCAAGGAGCGTAAGTCTAGTTCGTCCCAACTAGAGCTGCTCCCAGAAGGTTTGGGTCTGTAAGTTTCAATCCTCCAACGACTTCAAGAATTTTCATCATTGTTGGAACTTCAATTAATTCTTCAAACTTATCTTTATCTTTAGATAACTCTGGTTTAATTGCTTCTAGGCATACCATGGCTGCTTGTACAAAGATGTCCATAGCTACATCTGGATTTTCATTTTCCTGTTCTTGCATGGTGTTAATTACTTCCATGAATTTTCTTAATTGCTTAATAGGCAATGGCTTTAGCTCTAATGTGCTTCCATCGCTAAGTTCTATCTCTAAAATATCATATACTGTTGTTGCCAAGTTATAGCTCCTTTGATTGTTAATTAAATTATACCAATAATATACGCCAAAACAAATTCAAGACCCCCCGATTTCTCGGAGGGCTTGAATATCAATATTAAGTTTTTTTAAAACTAATTAGTTAGATCCCCATACACGGTCAACAACAACACCGTATTCAGAACCTGCATAACTTGACTTGCGGTCATCTGGAAGGCAACGGAAGTTCACTGGGAACACTGTTGCTGAATCACGCTTTAGGCTATGTGCTGTTGTATCAATAGAAACAACACGACGTGCAACATATACACGCTCTTTATTACGCTTTGATGACTTTGATGAATCTCCATTAATTGTTCCTGGAGCATTACCAACAGCAACTAGAACACGCTCTACTGGAGCGTCTCCAAGTGCACCACCCGCAATATTAAGTGTATTTTCAAGAGAGTCTCCTGATTGTAACTTTGTTGAATTAAGAGTATTAACGCCAGAAATTGAACTACCAGTATTGTTTACATAGTAAGTATCCATCTGACCCCATGAAAGTTGAAGATTTTCAAGAGTTGATTCTACTAGCTCTGTCTTCATCATAACCTTAAGAGTTTGCTTGAACAAACGAGCTGCATCAAGAAGTTGATCAACCATTACTTCACCATATGCTGGTTCGTATGAAATCTCAAGTCCTGCTGATGTAAAACCAACTTCCTTATAATCTGCTGAAGATAGAAGACCAGTACGTGCTGATTGTCCACTTGGCAAAACTGCTGCTAAGTCTGTAGCTTCTGTATTAACACGAGCATCACCTGTAGCTGTGCTTAGGAATAGATCTGCTGCACCAACAAGAACATTTTTTGTATTTGTAGCCATATTTTATTTTCACCACCTTATTTTATTTGAAATTTAAAAAACATATAACAAAATTACTTCCTCGCATAAATCATATCATTATTTTAATATAACACAAATTTATAGGTATCTACCTGTAACTGGGTCTAAATCTCTGCTATAGGCGTATGAAAGTGTTATTCCACCTAGCATGAACCCGCCTTCGTCGCTAAATGCCTGAACTGGATCTGCTGAATCAATCTTAAAATAATAAAACTTAAATGGGCTAGATTCTGCTATTTGTAGCTGAACCTCTTGAGCAGATTTGTCATATCTTCTAAATACGTCAACCATAAAATTAACAATTGTTTGTATTTGATTTTGACTTCTAGATACTATGCTGAATGTGGCTGATTCTTCTTCCATCCACCAATTTACCGCTATTGGTTTTCTAACAATATCATAGATCAAATATGTTTTGCCTGGTAGCAAATTGTTAAATTCTGGAATTTCTTGGGCTGGGATTATAGGTACTAAGCCGTTATCAAATCCATCTGGGAAATAATCATTATAGTCAAGCAACCCAGAATTTTGAAGTTCCTGCCATAATACATTCCTGATGTCGTAGAATCCTATTTTTGTATAATCAGCCATTATTTAATCTCCGTTATATTTGTTGCTATTTTGTCTACTACTTTTGTTATTATGGATTGGATGTCTTGTGGTCCCGTCCCATTTTCATTTAAAGCAATAGAAACTTCTTGTACTATTTTCTCATACAATCCAGAAGAATCCATAATTGGTTGAGAATTCTTCTCAAACCATTCTACCATATATTCAGTAAATGAGTTTTTAACTTCTCTTCCGCCAGGGTTTGCTATATTTACAATTTTACCTTCTTTTATAAACTGTATCCCTTGTTGACCTAAAAATGCTAAGGTTTTTCTAGCTGCAAAACTTACGGCTTTGCCACTTTCCATAACTTCTGCTTTTTGAGCAAAAATAGTTTTTGTACTTACATATTTTCCTTTTTTGTTTGGCGTTGTTAATTCTGAGGGAACTGGTACTGGTGTTTTAGAAGGCAAAAACTTTGAAGATATTATTAGGTTACCATTTAATAATGAAAGCCTTTCAATAACAAAAAGTCTTGCAGAAGGGTTTCCTATTTGCTTCCACTCATAAACGTGATGCATTTTTTTGGGAAAAACAGACGCATAGGTGTCTGTTGCCTTAATAAATCTTTCACCTAGTATGACAAAAGCTGCTCTAGCAATTTCATTTAAAACAGAATCTTGAGTCAATTTATCTAGCGAAGCAATTTTTGCTGATAGTTCTTTGTTTAAATTATTTAAGCTTATTTGATCAATTGATAGTTTTATCATTTGTTTGGATTGGCACTCTCTTTAATGTAGCTTCATAATAAGAAACTTTACCAAACGGGTCCAGCACTGCGTGTGAGGACATAACTTCAAAAATTGAATCTGGATTTCCATATCTATCTATTTCAACAAAAACAGCTTGTCCATCACTTGATTTAATGAAATTTATTCGCCAACGCTTACTTAAAAGCTCCATACATTTGATTTTTAAAAGAAGGTTTTCGTTATATTCTGCTTGAGAATTATTTCCTGTTGAAAAACCTTTGCTATCACCTTTTGAGCTTGTTCCTCTTGCCTTAAATGGTTCTACTTTGCAAGGAATTGTTCTTTCATAAACCCATTCTCTTGATATTGCACCAGAGTTTGAGTCTTGAGTATTTTGCTGCATAAATATATCTGCAGTCATATTCATAACAGAACCAATTATGGAATTTAACATTATATGATTACAATATTAACGTTACGATATTGATCCAAGATATTATCTACGGTTACATTACCAGTTCCGTTAAATGCTCCTCCTGCCATTTCAAATGAAATTTCTGAAAGATCAATCTTCTTTAAATACTTATTTCTCCAGTTAAAGTCATTTGCTAGGATATCCCCAACAAGTAGCATGGTAGCAATTTTAATATCTTCTGGAACATACTTGTAACCAATTTGTCCCTGGAACTTATATCTTGACCCAGCTCTAAATCTTCCGTAGTATAGGACTAATGGGTCTACTTGATTATCATATCTTACGTCCCACCCAGCATTTACTATTCTTGCTGCCTTGCCCGTTGGACTTATTTCTACTTTAAAACCAAATGTATTAAATACTGGATCAACAGTATTATCAATAATTAAAATATCATTTTCCCAAACCTTGTCTATTGTTAACATTCTTTCTGTTAACTCACAAGCATCTGAACCTGCTCCAAATTGTTCTTGAGAATCATATCTAACGGCAAATGATTGGCTAGTATAGCCTTCTACAATTGTTCTGGCTAGTTTTTCTGCTGAAACAATTTTTTCAGGACTTTGATAATTCAGTTCATACGGAGTAGATCCAAATCCCATAAAGTCTATGATGTCGCTTACCGTAGCATACACCTGACTTACTCTGTAGTAGTCATACTGCGTGAACTCTACTGAGTTTATGGAATAATTCCAGACTATTTTTAAAACTCTTGAAATATTTGTTAATGCTGGAGTAAGCATATATGAATATATGCCTTCTGGTTCTTCGTCTGTTGCAACACCAGCGAACCCAGGAATTGGAGACTCATCATTATCTGCGTCATATATTGTGACTAATGGTGGGTTATCCGCCTGAACTAGTACGTTATCGCTAAATACATTAAGGTGTATTTTTTCCTGGGTACCTCTGGTTATATCTTGCAATTGAACTGCCTCCTTTTAAGCGTAGAACTCTTGTGCCTCTCTTGGAGTGGCAAGGCGAAAGCCTTCTTGAGTATCAAAAATACGCTGTGCATCTGATTCTGGCATAGCTACAAATGGGTGGGTATCACTGAAGGTGTAGCCCATTGCTTGATAAGAGAAGTTGTCTCTTTCCATTTTAACTAACACTGAATTTTGTGCCTTCATAACTTTAGTCTCTTTCTTCTTAGGTACTTCTATTTCTATTCTTTCATCAGAGTTTAATTGATTATACATCTGATATGTAACACCTTCTTCTTCCAGAAGGGCAACTATCTCCTGCTTTGTTTTTGCTTCTTTTGCATCAACTCCAAAAGAGTCTGCAACTTTTCTTAAATCTGTAATTTTTAAATCTGTAAATGACATTGTTTTCCTCTCGTCATTGTTAATTATATCAGAAAATGACTAAGGGGACTACCTATGTAATCCCCCCAATCTTGCATCTAATTAGATTAGAATGTGTAAGATCCATTGCCACCAAGTACGTTTGAACCGTGAGTTACGGATCCAAATGCACCAGAAGCTACTGAACCTGATACCTTGACGTTCTTAACGATGACGTGTGCATCGTAGTTTTCCATTGCTGCACCAACACGGATGAAGAGGGTATACTCAATTGTATCCTTCTTAGGTTGGAATAGGCGATAGACTGTAACATCACGCTTGATACCAATGATAAAGTTCTGTGGGAATGTCAAGTGGACATCTCCATGGAGACCTGAAGGATTGCTATAATCCCCAGCTAATGTCTCATCCATCAAAGGAACGTTGATAACGGGAATACCGAAAGCAAACGGAGTTGTAGCACCTGGACCACCATCGTTAGCAGCAACATCACCACGGATAACGCCAGAAGCGATATCGAATGGGTTTACTGAACCAGCGTTAGCTGTTAGGTTGTATAGGTAATCTTGTACCAAGTTCGATCCTGTGAAGAAGCGAAGTTGATTACGACGTTGCTTGTACTTACGAGGAAGGGTCTTAATTGCAAGGTTGAATACAGCCTTGTCAAGTCCTACACCTTGTGCGTCAACAACGTGAGCATTGTCTGTTGCGAGTTTACGAAAACCCTTGAACGCAGAAAGCAAACCTGAACCAGTACCTGTACCATTGATCAAAACATCCTCAATGTCGTTACCAGCTTGGGTAGCCATCAAACGTGCAATGTGGTCTTCCAAATCTGGACCCTCAAGGTTGTCCTCAAGAGATTCAGATGAAAGTTCCCAATCAAGACGTAGCTTGCGGGTTGTTAGTGAGATCTTAGCGAAAGTTGCTGCTGCATTTGAGAATTGTCCAGTTGAACCAGCGTCATATCCTGTGTAATCACGAGGATTATCTTCTTGTGCGACTGTCATAATTCTTTGTCCTACTGCAACACGATCAATCTCTGTTGTATTTGAACGCATGCGGATTGTACGAGCTGCCTTAGCAAGAATCGTTGCATCCCACATGTAATCAAGGAAGCGGTTAGCCTGATCTGGATAAAGTAAACCAGTACCTGAGAGGGTACGTCCGTCACCTGAAAGATCAGAACCTGATGTTCCGAGATTTGTTGTATCTATTACTTTTTGTA